CCAACTGCTTCATTTAAATTGAAAATACCATCTCTTGCTTCCTGGTCGATATGCTTGCCGCCCAAAGCATCCCACGCTTCACCGTTCCACGCATAGTTCATATCGGTATCGGTTACGTTATATGCATCGCCCACAGTCGGATAAATCTTTTGAAATACTATATCAGACGTTTCTGTTGTAAAATAATAGCCGTCATACGAAGACACTTCCTCATCGCTGACACACTTATCAAAAATTTGTATTATGTGTCCAACAACACTGTGCGATTCGCCCTTATAATCTTCTTCGCCGCCATGTGTGTCATAGACTATACAGTTCACTACAAGCTCTTCCTCAATCTTAAATACCGATAGCTTTCCATCATCGTCATTGCATAAATACGACACGAAATTATCATTAATTACAGCAAGCATATCAGAATAGCTTTCTAAATAATAATACCCCGGCTCTAAAGCTACCTCTTTAATGGGTATATTTATCGTTAACCCGTCTGGCAATGTGCCATAATCTGAAACACGACCTATATTAGCTGTTAAATTTATATAGCCACCTGTGAAAAACCACGCCTGTCTGTTCGCAGCATAAACATCTTCTTTTGTAGTCCATAATATCAAGCTGTTAACAACCGTATCTTCAGAAACAATATATCCGTCATCCGTCTGTGTGATACCCTCAATTCCATCAAGGTTTAATTTTATTCTGTAGTTACAATCTATAAAATACTCTACAGTATAACTAACAGAATAACTACCATAACGCTTCCGAAACATTTCAAACTCTAATGATTTATATGTACCTGCTTTAAGTGTAACTTCCTGAATTGGCACATATATTTCTAAGCAGTTTATTATCTTAGTGCCTTCATTCTCGCCATCTCCGTTGTGGTCAATGCTGAAATTATATAACCCATCTTCATAATAAGCCACCACGGTTCCGTCTGCTAATGTCATATTGCCGTTAGCAGTAAAATCTGTCATTTCATAGGTTATACCATAAGGACTGATTGTAACAGTATGGGTATCTTCGTCAAATGACCCGCAAACTTCACCATCTAAAGTAGGCTCTCCCGCAGGGATTAAATCAATGTGTTTTTCAATTACCAAATCCTCATATGTATCAACAGAACCTTTAAAAGAATATAGGTTTGTAATATCGGTTTTGTCTACTTTTTGGGCAAGCTTTGCATCCGTTTCAACCTTCGTGTAAATATCAGGCTTATTCTTTATATAATCAACCTGCGTTTCGTCTGTCTGATTCCAATCTGCACCTGTGTACGCCTTACCATCATCAAATATCCACACATCAGCCTCATCGGGCGGATTATCACCCAAATATACCGTAGAGCCTGATTGTGCCTTTACTCCTGTATCGTAAAATGCACCCATTTCGCTATCCCACGCATACCAGTTTCCGTTATCACCTATATAGTTTGTTTTTCCAACCGCCTCTTGTGCCTTTTCGCTATACTCTAATGCATTCCCGGCTGATTGCTTAGCATTTTCGGCTAACACCTTCGCATTTAGCATAAAGCCTTCTGCTTCCAAAGCTTTTTCTTCCGCTGATTGTGCATATCCCTTTGCCTCGCCACTTGCAGTTTGAGCCGCTATACGTTCGGTTTGCATATCGCCCAAAAGTGTGTCAATCTGTGTCTGCAGCTGCTCGGCTTGTGTAGGGGTCGGGTCTGTTGGCTCTCCTGCATTATCTGCAATCGGAGCATCCTTTACATCCAGTTTATCCTCTATGCTTCTTTGCCTTTTACCGTCAATGTACCCGTCAATCACAAAGGTAAGCATACCCGCTTCTGCCATTGGCTCGGCAGGAATGGGAACAATGTATACCCTTGTACTTTCGGTTATATTTTCAAGAAGGTCAGCAGTAAGTGTGCGTTCTACGGGGTTTTCCCCTAATGCATCCCAAAATGTTACTTTTTTCGCAAATCCGTCCCAGCCTTCATCAAAAGTAATGCGAAGATTGGTAACATTTCCTTCCCCTCTAACGCCTGCATTCTTGTTGTCTTTGGTTAGGTAGTTTCCGTTTACCTTAACTTCAATAATTCTGTCCACCTTATCACTCCTTTCTTATGCGCTTGGATTTTCTAAAGCATCAAGGCGAGCAGTAATTCCGGATATAATTCCGTCTATGTCCGTTTTTGAATAATACTCAGGCTTTTTTTCAAGCGTTTCAATTCTTGTGCTTTGGTCACTAACAGATGTTTGGAGATTCTTTATCGCCGTTGCATCTTCTTCACCACACAACCGTATATTTTCACTCTCTGTACCGATATAAAGTGCCTTTTCGTCTTTCCGATATCCAAGCTCGCTTGCATTAAGCTTTGGCATTGCTTCTCTATCACCCAATGCACCGCTTTTTATCGCAATTAAATCATTCATAACATTGCCCCTTTATACAACAATAGGGACAACCGTTCAAAGTTGCCCCTATGCCGTGTCATAGATTTTGTATCTTCGCGGAGTATTCAGTTATAACTCGCTCTTCGCAAACTCACTTGACTTCTGTTCGATAAGCTTGCTTGTTTCGTAGTCCTGAAGGTCTGAATTATCAAGAACGTGGGCGAATTTTCTTTTAACCATTACTTCTTCGCCACGTTTAATAACGCAGTTTTCGCCGTTTACAGAAACATAAACATCGTCTTTGTACTTGTTATTGTCCCTGAACAGTTTTACCTTTACAAGTTCGTTCCAGTAAGCCTTATCTTTCTCAATAGCCGCCTTCTGTTCCTCGGTTAACTCCCCATTAACAGAGGCTTTTGCATCGGCCACAATCTTTGCGGCTTCAGCTTTTGCTTGTGCAAGCATTGCTTCCACCTGCTTTTTAACATCTGCAAGGTTAATAGTTTCTACCTTTGTTTCAGGATTTGTTGCCATTATAATTCTCCTTTCATACTCCGCTAAAAACGAAGTTTAGTTATTTTCAGTTGGATTGAATGTTGAAGCAGATTCGATACGAACCATATAATTTTCAACAAGTCTTTCCGCTACTTTTGTAGCTTTCCAACCTGCAGTTGCTCTCTGGTCGAGCGGGTCGCCTGTACCTGCTGAACCCAACTGTTTTACGATATGCTGCAGACCGCCGCCTGAAATTTCAGTTACGCCATAAGCATTGTCGCCTAAGATAAGTGTTGAGTAAACAGCTCTGCTATCTGCTCCTGCTTTCGCCCAGATTTTTGCTTCAGTTGTTTCAACGAAACGAACACCGAAGATTTTACCGATTTCACCTTCGTAAATGTCAGAAGGGTCAGAATATGTCTTAACATCCTTCCACGCAGGGTCATTTGTAAGGTCGTAAGCGATATCAGGATGAATGATACCTACCCAAGAACTGTTAATCTGTTCTGCGTTCTGGCTCTTAAGCAAACGAACCGCCTTTTTAATATCATCAACAGTAAGAAGTGATGTTGCATCAAGGCTTGTTCTTGCATCTTTACCGCCTGAATAGATAACATTTGTACCGCCGTTTAATACTTCTCTGGTAATTGTGTCAAGCGTGCTACCTGCCTGCGCACCTAAAAGCTTTGTAGCCTGTACTAAATTGTTATCAATAGCAGTAAGTAATAAAACATCAGAAAGTGTGATATATCCGCCGTACTGTGCAACAGTTGCTTCAATAGTTGACATTGTAAGGCTCTGTCCGTCAGGAGTTACACCTTCTGAAATAGGTGTAGTAAGTTTAGGTAACGGACTGTACTTACGAAACTCAATTGTTTTACCGCCATTTTTAGGAATAGGATGTTTCTGCCCAAACTGGTCGTGAACCAATTTTGGAATAGCGTTATCAATAAGATAATCACTATAATAGGTTTTCATTTCATCAGACAAACCTGATGAAGTTGTAAGGTTTGTGTTCGCATTTGCAAACATCTGTAAGTTGTACTTAAAATTCAAATTCATTATGTTTTCCCCTTTCAAATTCGGGGAGCTTGTCTTAAAATACTATTTTTTCTCCCCGCTGTACTCTTCGTGCAATCTCTGCTCGCTCTTTGCGAGTAAGAGTTGACACATCGCTTTTAACAATTGCGGCGGATTGAGAAGACATACCGTTTTCTGAAGGACGAGAAGCTTTCTGTTTGATTCTTGCCTGTGCCTGAGCGTCTGCCGTCTGTGCGGCTACTCTTGCGGCATTCTGTGTAAGCTCATCAAAGTGAATCATTTTGTATGCGTGTTCTACGCCAACACCGCTTTTCAATAAGCTTAAAAATTCAGGGCTTTGTGCTTCTTTCCTGAAATCAAAGGAAGGATAAAGCTCTTTTACCTTGTCTGCTTCCTTATACCAGCTATCAATCTGTTGCCTGTACTGTTCCTGCCCACGCTGTCTATCCCTTAACGCCTTAAGCTCGGCATTTTCTTGCTCAAGCCTCTGAACTGCATGGAACTGTTCAACCGTCATTCCTCTTTCTTCTGCAACTTTCTCCCAATACTCGGTATCGTCATTAAGGGCCTTTTCAAGCTTTGTAACGTCATCTACGCCATACCTTGACATAAGCTTGTCTATGATAGGCTTTTGTGATGCAAGCTCTGCCTCAATGCCCTTTACTTGCTTGAAGCGTCTGTCAAATACCTGCTGAAAATTTTCCTGGTATAAATCCTTATATTCACCATTAATAAGATCATTAAAGGCTTTACGTCTCTCTTCAAGTGTGTTTGATGTAGTTGTTACATCCGTTTTTCCTGCACCCGTAGGATTGCCTTCGGTGTCAAGGCTTGCAGTATCGGCATCAGTTGCGCTTTCCTGTTTACCAAATACTACATTTTCAAATTCACCCGCTTTTGAGCGGCGGCTGCTTCCGCTCGGTTTAAATTCAGCCTTTGGTGCGCCCTCAGTAGCTGCCCCGGAGCCTTCTGCTCCTGCTGCTCCGCCGTCATTGAACAGCTGCAAATCTACTTTGAACAATTTTCTTTTTACATTTGGCATAATCTGCCTTCCTTTCTCATCGTCTGTTCCGAAGTGTCAATCGGCTGGCCCGATAATATTTATTTGAACGTGGTCGGGATAGCAGTTTGCTATTTGCTCCAAACCAATCGCTGTCATATAAAATACTGCGGCAATTTCCTCTCCGCCATCACAAGAAACAATCACTTCTCCGTCGTTTTCTTCAACGCTTATACATTCAGCCTTACAATCGTTGTTTTCAATCCAACCTATAAGAGCCTGAACCAACGACGAAACACCGGCACACACAATATCCTTGCCATATTCTGCATAGTTTGCGTGTCCAAGCACAACCAATGTATGCGTGCCACCCTCGGCTGTATATTTGGCTCTAACCATTATTCATATCGGGGTTAGCTCTGCTTGCCAACCTTGCTCCATAATCTGTCATGGTCTCGGTCTGTGCCTCTTTTTGTGCACTTCCCATACTACTGCCCCCTGATGCGTTTGATGGAGTTCCCATTCCGCCCTGTGCCTGTGCCATTCCCATTCCCAAAGCATTTTTAAGCATTGTAAGTTCTTGTGATAACTGATTTACCATATTCTGAAGAGTCTGCCCTTGTTGCACTCTTTCTTTAACACCCTCGATGCCTTCAAAGTCCATAAGTTCTAATGCTGTCAAACTCTGTTCGGCCAGTTGTGGATTGAAGAAACCCATGTTGTACATTTCTTTTGCCAACTCGTTCTGTGCCATTCTCGAATACGGCGACCTCTTCTGTGGCTTAACCACAATGTCGTATACGGGCTTTTTGAATAACTCAATGTATCCTTCTTCCAGTTCCTGACCGGGATATGCAGGCGGAATAGGCTGACCCTGCATCATCTTATTGTTAAAGTCAACAAACTCATATTTGCCCGTCTCACCAACTATTCTGAATGACCTTGTTTCATCATAGAACTGCCTCATAAGCTCTATTGCAAGATAACATTCTCTTGTGTAGGAACGATACGACGAAGCAATCATATCTCTGCTCTGCTTGTTTCCTGCTTCCTGAAGTGCCGCAATAGCCGCAGCCGCAGTAACACCGCCTGAAGTTGAACCCTGCGATACATCTCGGTTTGATGATGTTTCCTTAAGCTCGTCTATCTTCATTTGCAGTATGTTAAGCGCCGCACCGCTCACTTGCTGTACTTCTATCTGCTGAAGTCGTTCCTCGTTTATATCACCTTCGACAAATACAATGTCGTTGGAATCGTCCTGAAACTCTTCAAGGTTAATGCCAACATTCTTCTTGGCGAAGAACCTCGGCTTTGTTGCCTTTATGGTGTTTTCCAAGATTACCTGCTGAAGCTTGTCTATGTACATCTGTGGCGACTTCATTATGGAAATGTACCCAAATCCAATCGGCGTTCCTTCTTCCGGGAACAACACATCGAACTCAACAGGGTACATGCCATGGTTGTAAAAGCCATTCTCGGCATATTCGGGACTGTTCTCTGAGGCAAACAGCACCTCACTACCTACAAACTTGCAGAAGTGCAGTACAACCTTACCTGCCTCATTACGTTTCTTGTAATACCAATCCACCACAACTGACTTATTTATTGTGTCAACGGCATCGTCATACACATACTCTTTAACATTTATAACCTTACCGCCGACTTTGTTCTTAAGCTGTGGATATTCCTTTTCAAGCAAGTCGTTATCTTTGAGCGACACTATAAAAAGGTTTCGGCTTGACTGTATGTTTGTAATGCCCGGCTCCCAGAAAATATTGAGCATATCAATAAACTGCGTGTCAATATCCCCTAAGCCTTCCTCAAGCTCTGTGTTCCAAAACACACCCTTTGCCACTACACCGTGCTTTAACTTGTACCAAGCCGCATTGGAATATGTTTCCTCATAGTTGTTTTTCTCATATATCACAGGAAGGATAGAAGACAATGTCTTGGCAGACTCTCCGTCTCCTCGTTCCCTCGGCAGTACATTTGGCTCTGGATAGTTGTCCATAATGTCTGCGTGCTTCGATGCAATGGAGTTAAACATCCAAGCAGAAGTCGGCTGTGGTCGGTCTTTTTTCTTTTCATCCTTGCCGATTACTTCCCAATGGCGAAGTTTCCACCATCGTTCTTCCTCAACAATTCTGTCCTCAAGACTCTTCTTGCCGTCCTTGTACTTTTTAAGGGTTTCCGCTGCCTTTTCAATTGCCTTCTTGTCAATTACCTGCATCTGCTCAACGGGATTAACCTCGGCAACTCCTTCAGGCTGCGTTCTGCCTCTTAACATCTGTGCCGCCGCCGCAAGATAATCTTTTGGTGTCTTGCCCCTTGCATTCGGCATATTCATGTCCAATTCTTATCACCTCTTTAATACTTGCGATAGAACGCATATCTATCGACCTCTATATCATCATCCAGCGGATTGTATACCGCAGGCGTTCTGTCCTCAACTTTTATTGGCTTCATAGGATTAGCCATACACAAATACCTTGTTTCATCGGCAATGTGATCCTCAAGCTTCGTATCAATGTCCTCTGGCTTGTGGTCATCATACATAAGAGTTGGTATTGTCCTTATAAACGCCTTACAGTTAGAGAATATATACATCATTGGTATGCCGTTTTCATCAAACTGCATCCTGTAATGAACCTGCATCCACCCGGCAAGCCTCTTGTGGTCGCCCTTGTCAAAGTACACTCCGTATTTCTCGCCGGTCTCGGCAATACTTACGCCGTGCGACTTGTCCCATATGGCAGGGTCTGCCACACCATTTATGTGCTTACCCTTCAGCCACTCGTGTTCGTTCTCTATTCGAGCGATCTCTTTGAATATCTCATCAGGTGACCATTTAACACCCACATCAGCCTCATTCTTCACACATCCATATAGCTCCAGTATGCGATAAATCCTTCCGTCATAGTCAACAGCCCACCAAGCACAGGAAAATGGTTTAGAATAGCCAAAATCGAAGCTACGCCATATTTTCCACTCTTTTGGTGGTGTGAACGGCGGAATAACGTGTGTATACCGTCTGTCCTCATAATGTGTACTGTCATTGCGGAACTCTTCAAACACTTGCCCCTCATAAACATCCCAGCACCCGTCAAGGTGTGCCTTTCTTTTGTGCTCAGGCAGTGCCTTTAGCATATCTATGTACTCAGGGTTTGCATCCATAAGCACCTTGTTGTCATATACCGATGCCTGAATGAATACATAATCCTCTGCTTTTTCGCCCTCTTTGTATTGCTTGTCAATGAATATGCGTTTAATGTATTCGTGTCCCACTCCACCGGGGTTTGTTGTGTAATAAACTCTCGGCATAAAGTCTGTTCTTGTTGTTCTGAGTGATGTATTGATAAATGTTATCCAAGCTTCCGGGAAATGTGTTGCTTCCTCGTAAATTATAAAGTCAAATTCCTGCCCCTGATATTGGAGCAAATCCCCTTCATTATCACAGTAACCAAGCAAAAGCCTGCTTCCGTTAGGAAATAAAAAACTTCTCTCATCCTGATTGTATTTTGCGTATCCGTGCAATTCAGAACGAAGAGGTATTATGTGATTGTTACGAAGCTCAGGCATTGTTCTTCGGAGCAGAACACCCCTTAACCCCTCATAATTCATACAGAGCATTACAGCCTTACGCCTTCCGGCCCAACTTTTGCCGCCACCTCTGGCACCGCCATAGCCTATGTGCTTACCTTTAGCTTTAAAAAACTCAATCTGTTTAGGGTTTGGCACTTCTTCTCTTAAATGTCTAAAGATTAAAGGTTCTGCTACTTCGCCCATTCGCTTAATTCACCCTCAAACTTAACAACTGTTGTCCCCGAGTTGTTTACTTCACCGTCCAACGTCACTTGCTGTGCTGACTTGCCGTAATACATTTCAGCAAACCACTTTTCTATATCAGCCTTAACCTTTACAGGCGTATTCTCATCATCTGCAATAGCTCTTAGCCTTGCAGGTGACTGTTTCGCATACTCTTTAAGCTCAGGTGGTAGAGGTGGTCGCCCTTTCGGATTGCCACTATGCCCCTTTGCGAACTGTCCTGATTTTGTCCTGTTAGCAGGCATATACCCACCACCTTTCTAACCATCAATCTGTCTTTATAAAACGTAAGCTACAAAAACTTCCTGTCACCGAAGAAACATCGCCCACTTGTTTTTTAATCAAATTAATTCATAAAAGGAGGTAACAACCGTTATACCCACATAAACCATACCACAAATTTTAAGCAAAATTCCCCTTAAAAGTGGAATTTGCAAATTTTTTTAGAGAAACAAAAAGACACCCTACAAAATAGGATGCCTTATCTATGTTTCGCTTCTTCCCACAAGGTAATCAATGCTCACCTCGAAGAACTCCGCTATCGCAATCAGCGACGCCATATCAGGTTTAGCCTCTCCTCGCTCATACCGCCTTATTGCGTCTGGATGCAAACCACATAGCTCTGATAAAACTTTCCTGCTGATTCTTCGCCGTTCCCTTAAATACTGTAACCTTTGCTGAAACTCCAATGGCAACACCTCTTACTCTGTTTCCTCGCAATAAAGTGATACACTTTCGTCAGTCGCAATTGCACGAGCCTCAAAATTGCCTATAGCCTGCGTTACTTCTTCCTTGGTTATTACAACCGCATTATCTTCTGTTGCCTTTAACCTGTTAAGTAAAATAGCGATGTACGCACTATGTATTCTGCCAATTTGCTCATATCCCTTTACCTTTTCCCTCTCTTCAATAAGCATCTTCTTAAGTTTTTCCTTCTGTTTATCCATTTACAATCACCCTTCCTTAAACAGCGGACACGCCTTAACTATGTAACTGTCAGTATAATCGGTGGTGCTTACCTTTAGCTTCACCTTTTTAGCCACCCAGCCTTCAACAGGTATCAAATGGCTCGCCCACATGCATTTGCCCGTCTTTGCCTGTCGCCCACTCACAATGCCAGCAAAGCGTACCGTTTGCACTTAGACTAGATTTGTTTTTCCCTTTGCTTTGGCTTTTGCTATGCACTGGGTTTGCCTTATACAAACAACTTTTTGAGCAATACTTTCTGTTTTGCTGCTTGGTAATAAATTCACTTCCGCATACAAGACACACCTTAATGTTTTTTAAGCTCTTGCCCTCAGCTATCTTCTTCTGCTCCCTTTTCATATACCCATTTCGCTTTGAGTTGTATGTTCCAATCGCCCTGCATCCTTCAGAGCAATATGCAAGTCTGTAATTTTCAGCCTCAAACTCTTTCCCGCATTGTTTACAAACCTTATCGTACTTTGCCACCTCTGCCACCTCTCATTCATCTAATTCCTCAATTTTTGCTAAAATCCACCATAACGCATAAAGCCCGAAACAAATCCAATACCAAACTCCTGCTTCAATTGTTACTCCTATAATTGCAAATAAAACTATACTCATTTATTCATCCCTACCGCTTCGTTGTTTTTATCTTCCACTATCGCAGCCCAGAGCAAAAGCAAATAGTTAATATGGTCCCCAATCTTCTCGTCCCACATCTCGAGCGGTATATCCTCGCCCCTGTTTACCGCTTCGATTAAATCATAAACCGATACAGTATGCTTTTTCATCATACCACCTAATGCTTTAATAGGACTTTCCCCTGAAAGCACCGCAGCAACCTTAAAATTATGTAAGCGGTCAGATGTTGCATACTCTTTCGCCTTAACCCCTAAAAGCTCATAGCACTTTGAAACTCTCTTTTCAATCACCTTTTCAAAATCTTTACTGTTCATCGTCTTTTACCTCGCTTTCAAGCCATTGTTTTATGCAATTAATACACTTGTTGTTTTCTAAATCGCAATTCTGCTCGGGATTTACAGCTGTACAGATTTTATCTAAAGCACCACCCGAGCAGTCAAACTTGTCAATCATTTTTGCCATTTCATCAATGCTCATATTCCTTATTCGTTCATAATTTGTAAGTGGAGCATCTGTTTGCTCAGGACATTTAACAGTGCTTACACAAATGCCATTTTCATAAAATCCACACTCAACTTTTGTTTTGCTCTTACATTTCATTCTCTCTTACCTCTCTTTCTTTTTGTGTGCGTGTACTCAAATCTCTACCACATTCAGGGCAATATTTAATTACAAATGCCGAATTTGCTGAAAAGCCATTCATTGAACAATTTGCATAAGGTGGACACGGAGTGCACTCTGTAATTAAAACGCTGGCATTCCCAAAGGTATCAAGATATAACTTAGTGTGGACTGTGTTTTGATAAAGCACTTTTTCTCCCGAACATATCGGACAGCTTTTTAATTCAGCCATTATGTATCACTCCTTTCTCTTTCCAATGGGAAACAAAGAAATCTATAAGGGCACTCTTTGCAGGGTACAGGACTATCACACATATGCTCATTTGTTCTTGGTATATCTTTAGCAATCATTATGTATCACTCCTTTTTCCTTGATAATCTTCAGGCATATCACAAACACTTCTTTTTGTGGAAAAATATCTAATATTTTCAACTTCTAAATCAAACCTTTTGCCACACTCAGGACATTCAATCTCATCTTCGCTGTCCTCGTAATTATAGGCATCATACTCCTCATACTCATAATCACAATAGGGGCAAACTATTGTTCTTTCTTGCCAATGTTCGTTCTCGCTTTCCCAATCAACCTCTTTGGATATTCGCTCCAAACATTTGTTGCAAGTGTGAACAATAATGTTTCCTATCATCTTCTCATTGTCTGTTGGATTTCCACAACTACATACAAATTTCATACTCTTACTCCTTAAAGAACTTCATCTATAAATTTTATCGCCACTAACGCAACGCAAATTGCAACTACACTATAAAAAATACAATTTGTGACTGCCATTACTCATCACTCCATTTCTTATCTGCCATCTTCCAAACTTGATACAGAGCATACGCAACGGGGTTATGTATCCATTCAAGTTTCTTCGCCGCTTCATAATGTACTTTAAGCAATTTGATTGCTGTTTCTAATTTCATCACTCCGCACCTTCTTCCAAAACCGACATATCGTAACCGCTTTCAATAAACCTAACCGTTCTTTCGTGATTGCACCGATTCCCCAAATATGTATAAATAATATCCATATCATCTTCTGTAAAATTTGTATCAAGGTATCTGTTAATGCCATCAAGTATGAATTTGTTAAATTCTTTGTTCTTTCTGTCTGAATTAAAAGGTGCTGTTTTATGTGCATCTCTCGAAAACCATTCAAGCGCCTTGCACTTCACATCAAACTCTGTAAAGCAGTCTATCAACCTAAAATATGTATTTGCTTCTCTATGTGCAATAAATTCAGCTTCGCCTTCTCCTGTAGCTATAATAAAACTTCTTGGAAATGCTTTCATTAGTTTTTGGATTATATTCCACTCGACCATTATTCAACACCGCCTTTCTCGGTTGGGTGGGCGTGTGTCATAAGAATATAATCTGCCACGGTAACAATAAACTCGCTATTTGTAGGCTTGCCCTTGTCTGCGGAAATGCTATATCCAAACAATTCCATTGCCATATCTTCATTTGCTCTGCCCCAGCCTGTTTCGATTGCGTGCCGTATTCCACGCTCAGCTCTTGAAGCAGTTGTATTGAATTCTTGTGCGATTTTAGGATATAAAGACCTTGTAATGTATTTCATAAGATTCATATCATTCAGCATCAATTCAATTCCATACCTTAGGTAATAATAACCTACTAAATTCGCAGGTATGCCAAGTTCTTTTATTGTAGTTGTTATAACTTCCTTGTAATTTTTCATTTCCCCTCATTCCTTCCCTTATTCGTTTTGAAATTCCATAAAGCGAATAACTATTTGCCTTTCCGAGGCTCTATTTCTTCCTCAAACTTTTTCAGGTATCGCAGAATAGTTCTTGGATTATAATCCATTATTTCTGCAATTTCCTCTATCGTTCTCCCATTGTTATACCTCAGCCTTGCCGCTTCAATGATTTTTTCATCAAGAGTAACAGGTGGTAAAATAACACCGTTTTCAAGAAGATGGTCAGCAACCTTTTGTATTGTGCCTATAGAATATTTGTCTCCAAATGTAAACAGCTCCAAAGGCGCATTGCTTAATATATTAACTAATCTTTCCTGTGCCTTCATTGTACTTATACTTCCTTTATCCACAATATTTCCTCTCTTTTTAACCCTTTTTCAGCAGTATTAGATATGCTAATTTTTCGCCAATCACTTAAATGCTTTTCATAAATCTCATTCTGGTACCCACTCAAAATCACAGGTCCTTGATGTTTGAAAAGAGTTTCTATAAGCTCTATGTGTTGTTCATCTGTCATTTCAAAATTATAGCTTTTACCTCCGCTTCGTGTTGACAATACATAAGGAGGGTCAGCATATATTAAAACATTAGGATAATTAAATCGTTTAATAAGCTGAAGTGCATCACAATGTTCAATTTGAACTTCTTTTAGTCTGTCCACGGCCAGCTCTATCCATTGCGGAAGTCTATACCAATTCCTAAGAGCATATGCAGCCTCTCGCCCTTGCACATCATTCTTCCATCCTGAACGATGGCCTTTAATATTTCTAAATCCATGACCTTGCCAACATTTGATTAAAAAAGCTCTTGCCTTTTCTATATCATCTGCAGGTACACTGTTATATGCGTTTTCGTACTCTTGCCTGGAATATGGTGTATATGTAAGTGAACGTATTAGCGGTTCTGCATCATCCCTTACAACCCTAAACAGATTAACAACATCTTCGTCCAAGTCATTTATAGTTTCTATTGCAGAAGGTGTCTTTTTAAAAAGTACTGCTCCACTTCCAAAAAAGGGTTCAACATAACTGTGATGCTTTGGCATATTTGAAATAATCCAATCAGCAATTCGCCATTTGGCCCCTGGATATTTTAATATCGCTTTCACACTCTTCCACCCTTTCCAGTTTTACTGTCAGCAAGGTATTTGTTGCATCGTCTTTAAGTTCAACACTATGTATACAATTCTCTTCCTTGTCATAACGAAGATTATACCCAAGTGCCACATACTCGTGCCCTTCAAACTTTACCTTGCCGCCTCTTTTACATATACTTAAAAATTTCTTACGGTCCATATTTACCTTTTTTGCCTTTCATCGTCCTATCCTGATCATACCACTTAAGCATAGTTTCATAACAACTCTTCACATTTGCATTTTTATCGTGAATAAAATTATCCAACTTTTCAAGATATGTATCAAATGCCTCTAGCCCCATTTTTTCAAGAAGGTCCTCAATCTGATTTTCAGAAAGCAAAACATGCCGCTTGTAAATTTGCAATCTGTCGCTGTCGTCGTTGTCGTCAGATGCGTCAGCATCCACTACTTCTACTACATTCTTTATACCTTCTTTACATTCTTTACTTTCTTTAGATGCTGTTAGGAGTCTGTTAGGAGTCTGTTGGCAGTCTGTTAGTTGTCTGTTAGTTTGTCTGTTAACATCTTGATACTTACCATAATTTTTTATTGATATTATGCGAAATCTTGGACTTGAAGAGTCTGTTATTTCACCTGTTAGAATTAAGTGTTTTATCGCAGTCCTTACTTCTTGTGCTGAAAGACCTGTGCTTTTTGACAAGCTTGGAATAGAGGTTACAACCTCTCCTCTTTTTATAGTAATACCCTGCCACTTTTTATCTCTTACGCTGGCAGTTAAAAGAAGGTGAATAAACAATTTGAAAGTATTCGCATCTTTATACCATTCCCAATCAAGTATTTTTCGGTTGAGTTTTATAAATGTGTTTTTACTTTCCATCGTCTTCACCTTCTTCTAAAGTTTCTAAATAATTTTTTAACCAATAATATAATATTTTTTCAATAAGAACAGGCGTAGTATCCGCCTTACAAAAATGAAGCTGAATATTGTACCTCTCCGCCCAGGCTAAATAACTTGCAATCAAAGCATTTGGGTTTAGCTTGCTCCGATACCTTTCAGCAAAAATCTTTTCATACGAGCCATTTTCTATTAACAGATGCAGCTTTGCTCCCTGCTCCTTGGCTCTTAAAAATTCTCTTTCAAATCTCGGTCTGCCTTTTGTGAAACAGTTGCATAATTCATCAAGGCTCATTTTCCTTTCAATAGCAACTAAATTATCGCAAAATATAATGTCCTTGTTTTCATCAACAAAGCCTACCGAGTAATCACCAAAATTAAGTTTTCGGCGAAGAGAGGGGCAAGAAAACCCCTCCAATCGCCTTTTTAATGCGGCCGTTTGTTGCTCTCTCGTATCGTAGAGAATAATCATACTGCCAAGCATTCTTTTAATTTGAAAATTATCATATTTTTTCATATCAGAACGGCAGATCGTCATCATCGTCTGTTAATGTAAAATCTTCTTTAGGTGTATTTGCGGCAGCAGATGTCCCACCCTTCAACAACTTGTCCGCAGGTATTTTATATTTTTCCTGTTCAATAGCCTCAATGCTTGTAAGATATCTGCAAACGGTTCTCATTCCGGTCTTGCCGTCATATTCCCATTCTTCGGCACCGAATACTCCACCAATCATCTTGCCCTTTAATTTCTTTTCGTCCCAATCCCAATGGAAATTGCTGTTGCTCTGCTCAAAATCAGCCATAATAGTTTTAAATCTTGATAAATTCTGCTCGTAATATGTATCAGACTCTTTTGGGATAAATACATTAATAAACCCACGCCATCTTTTGTCCTCTGTCTGCTGATTTATGTAGTCCTCTTTGTAATGCCCGTTATACACACCGTCAGCAATATCAAATGAAATCTTTAAATAATGTGCCCTGTCGGTCTTTACCTCTTCCGCATCCATCACTTTGAGTTTATAACCACCCTTTGGCAACTGTTCCTTTGCTACAATAACCTTTGCCTGTTCATACCCTTTGATTGCTTCCATAATTACTTATCCTCACTTTCATTTTTTGAATTTAAATCCCAATACTCTCTGATGGCAGTATCTACAAACTTCAAGTCGTTTTCAATGCTTTCCTCGAACATTTCAAGAGGACTTTTGCAGGTTGTATAACCATCACTCTGAGTAATAAACTTGTATTCTTTTCCGTCAGTCTGTGCCATTAAAACAATGCTGAATAGCCCCTCTAATGTCAGCTGACTGTCAAGCATCTTTCCGCTTGTCTTAGCTTTAACCTTTCCTGTATCAGATGTTTCAATGTGATGCAGAAAATAAACGATAACATCATCGGGTGTATCTTTTATAACAAACTGTACCAGATTATAAAAATTAAGCGCACAGTCAGTAAACTTCCCGTACCCTGTTTCCTTTGCCTTTTCAAACATCTCAAATGCCATTAGATACTGCGAATCATCAATAACATAGCTTTTCACTTTGTCTTTGTACTTTTCTATGTAGGCCTTTATGCAGCCATATTCTTTTTGCGTTGTTTCCTGGCCCTTAATGCTTGCAAGTTTCCTTCTGAACGGCAATGGCTTATTTGCCACATTAAAAACCATAACCTCTTTTTCATCAAAATTGCGAAGGGAAGAGCTTTTACCACTTCCGCTTTCGCCCAAAATCATAACTGGAATTCCCATCTACTTTTCAACCTCCTCCAAAGGGCATTTGCCCCCGACATACTTAGCAGGATATGCCACAATCTCTTTTGTCAGCTGACACATACCATTGTTACGGCTGAAAAACTGACACTGCATACAATTTACATCTGCTTTCCCCGAGTAATCGACCGGAAAGCCAACTCTAACAACCGCCTCAGCAAATATGTATTCTTTAACACCTGAATCAAAATTCGGCATTTTCCTCAATCTCCTTTTCTTCTATGTCAGTGTCATGACAGTAAGGGCAAACAGGAAGCCTTTCATACGGCCAGCCTGCCAGCTCGTCATGCACCTCTTTTAATATCAGCGGCTCAAAAAAATACCGCCTACAACTATTACAAACAATAGCCACTTGATTTCTCCTTAAAAATTTGACTTTTCCAAATATTTGTGTTAAACTAATTATGCAAATTGGAGTCTACGCTATGCGTAGCATCCTGCTCGTCTTCTTCCACAAGACGGGCTTTTTTCTTTGCTTTGATATTTCCAACTGTCATAGCCAGTATAAGCACCGTTGCAGCTGATGCACAAATACTTGTTACAAGGCAACAACCCCACAGTCTAAAAATCATTTCTGTAAAATCCAAATCAATCACTCCCCGCTTGTCCTTTTTTCAAATTCAGCTTGTGCCGTTTCCTCTGATGCAAAAACATCACTTATCGGAAGAACAAAAACACTTGGTGTAAGCTCAACATCTACCGTCTGTCTAATAAGCTCGTCCGCTTCAAAATCAGAAAGTACAACACAGTTTCTTCCCATAGCAACAAACTTTGCCGATAACACCTCGTATAAGTTTCCCTGCTCGTCTTGGTCAATGTACCAATACTTTGTTCCGGGCTTGGGTATAACCGCCGTTCCGCGAAGTATCATATAATTAGCAAGCCTCTCGTCTAAATCCGTCTTCTTTCCCCTCTGGATGTCTCTCTTCACTGTAGCAGTAGCAATCCTGCTCCCCTCTTTTAAAATCTGCATCAACTTGTTTTTCATTTTTCTTCAATTCCTTTCTATCTCGTCAAAACACGCTATATTTTATTCGCAAATATGTAAGCATATTTTGCTCATATTTTCCGCGGTTTTTCCTCTCAAATGCGAAAAATCCTTTTCACATTTGTTGGCGGCTCGTACCTCGCCTAATTTTTCAATAATGCAGCCGATTATCACCGGAATTAAAAACATCAGGTAATAAAACAGCACCACATCTAAATTGTTTATAAACTTGTCCACATACTTCCCTCCTTCCTATGTATTATTAAGTTTTTTTGCTTCGTTCTGAACCACATAATTAACAACTGTCTGAAAGAAGTTATCAAAACATTTTTTCACTCTCTCAGGCGGATAATTCGGTGTGCGAACATAGCACTTGCTACCGTCAGACAAAATGTACTCCTTTTCCGTATACCCGTAAATCTCGCAATCTCTCTTTTTGGTTTCCGTATTATTTCCTGCCACTAAAATCACCTCATTTCATAGTATTTTTGTAAAAGATTGTCCTATGCGTCAAAGGTTTCGCTTTTATACTCGTTTTGTGCAGACAAAAACTCATTTTTACGCTCGCCTTTTCCTCTTCCGCAAAAAACACCGCTGTGCTAACAATTTTTTGCGGTTTCTTGCTGCTATTCCTTTAACTCTTATCCCACACATAGAGAGTAGCCGTGCCAATAAAATGTACAACAAAAGGGTTGTGCGCAATTGACATATAATAATATCTTGGTTTTTGGGTGTCGCCCGTAAGCTCCTGCTCCGGACAAAAGCACGGCTACCTTCTATGTATGGAATAGAGTATTTCAGTATTAAATTCACTTTAAAACTAAATTTTTTTACACCGTTCCCCTCGATTTCATATCACTCTACCACGTTAAAGCATTAATTTTTGCAAAAAAAATTGCAAATTTATCCATTATATGGTATAATACAGTAGTAATCGAGCACAACATCTTGTTAATGATTGGAGGTGAATAAATGGTTTATATGATTTCTTACGATTTAAAATCCCCCACTTCAAATCGCGAAGAAGTGGAAAAGGCTATTGAATCTTTGGGTACTTGGTGCAAATATCTAACAACTACATACCTTGTAAAATCCTCGTTGTCCATTGATGCTGTTCAGTCAAAGGTTACGGCAAACCTTGACGGCAATGACAGAATGATAATTTGCAAGGTTGAAAAACCAATCAAAGGTTTTCTTACATCTAAGCAATGGGACTGGGTACACCGTAATCTTTAGAACTTATATGATTCGCAGCATCGTTTTGGTGCTGCTTTTCTATTCTCACCAAACTTACATCTTCTTCAATAAACTTTGATATAATATCTGATGCTATTTTTTTACTTGGCACTTCTATATCAAAATTTATTCCCTGATTTTCTTCCCAAACCTGAACAGTTATTTTCATCTAATCCCTCCTTTTTCCCATTTATCCACCTAATTCACCAAACACAAACTTACATTTCACTAGTTAATTGGCAAAAAAAATACTGTCTCTCTCCTTGTGAGTAAGTCCAAGTACTTCAACAATTTTTTCAATTTCAAATCGTGAAAAGTCTCCGTTTCGCGATATTTTACGATAAAAAGTAGCTTCACATATTCCAATTTCATTACAAATATCTAATACTGAAATTCCTTTTTCAACGATTTTTGCTTTTAATAAATTCTGCTGAAACATACACCCTCCTATTGTTGTATCTTTTTTAGATACTTAACTTGCAAAAAAAATTTGTTCTAACCTTTCTGTAGATAAACTATATCTGTCCATAAGAAATTTTAATTCAGGCTGTGTGAAAGATGCCCCGTAACGCTCATTTATCTTACAATTAAGTCGCGTACGAGACAATCCCATAGCATTAGCTAACGTTGTTTGGCTATCACCGTACTTTCTCATTTCATATTCAAATTCTACCTTGTTCAACAATCTCACCTCGCTATGTATCTTTTCTCGATACAACTATACTACCACATAAGTTTTTGGTTGTCAAGATTTTTTGTATCTTTTTTTTAACATTTTTTTAAAAAGTATTGACAATATGTTAAATTTACGATACAATCAATATGGATTTTGGAGGAAAAATGATTATGAATATTGGTGAATATATTAAACAACTACGAATAGATAAAGGTCTTAGTCAAGAAGAACTTGGTAAAATTGTGGGTGTCCAAAGAGCTGCTGTTCAAAAGTGGGAAAGCGGCGTTGTTCAAAACCTCAAAAGAAATACTATACAAAAATTAGCTTCCTATTTTGACGTTAGTCCTGCTAATTTTATTAGTGAGAATGAAGAAATATATGATTCATCTAAAATTCCCACCATCATAGGAAACCGCATTCACAAGAAACGTAAAGATCTTGGCTTAACAATGCTTGAAGTTGCACAAAAAGTCGGTGTAAGCGAAGCAACAGTTTCCAGATGGGAAAGTGGAGATATTGCTAATATGCGCCGGGATAGGATAGCTTTGCTTGCAAAGGCATTAAATGTATCAATTTCTTTTATTATTGATTTAGAGGACAATAACAACGAACTTAAGCATTCCTCCACCTCCCAAACGATCACATCTGACGGGCAACAACTATTAAATAAATACAATCAATTAAACGACCTCGGTAAAGAAAAAGCAAACGAATATGTCGATATCCTTATAGAAAACCAAAAATATACTAAGGAAGACAAAAAGACTGTTATAGATTTTAATGATAAGGTTAGAACAGTTGATTCTGATGATGAATTAAAAGCCGTTGCATACGGCGATGGTAACATATCTGATGACGAAACTGTAAAACACACATAAGATAAAATTTAAAATTTTTTTCAAAATTGTATTGACAACTACCCTTTGGGCATATTATAATAATAACACAATAACAATTGTATATTGTGATTATACGCCCATGGGAGTATTCCCTCCACCATACGGAGAGTGATGAAACCTTGGGCTCTTTTTTTATCTTTTACTAAGGAGATTTACTTATGATTAGAGTCGCTGTACTTGTAGACGGTGGTTTTTACCGCAAAAGAGCTGAATATCTTTTTGGATACAAAGAACCTTGTGTTCGCGCAGAAGAACTGGAAAAATATTGCCACTTTCATCTGCAGGCCGGCAGAAATGAAACAACTTATTTGTATCGTATATTTTATTACGACTGTCCGCCAAGTGATAAAAACATTTACCATCCTTTCTTAAAGAAAAACATCAAAATGAAAAACGAACTTTATGACTGGATGACTACTTTTTTAAACAAATTAAAATCAAAAAGGAAATTTGCAATTAGATTAGGTCGACTGTCCGATAATGACGTTGGTTACAATTTAAAACCCGATGCTGTAAAAGCATTATTTTCAGGCAAGAAAACTTTAGAAGACATAACGGAAACCGATTTCATCCTTAATATGAAACAAAAAACTATGGATATGAAACTCGGGACCGATATTGCATCTATGGTGTTAAAAAATCAAGTTGACCGAATTATATTGATAGCAGGTGATAGTGATTTTGTTCCTGCAGCAAAACTTGCAAGACGTGAAGGCGTTGATTTCATACTGGATCCAATGGGAAGTCGTATAAACGACGACTTAAATGAACACATAGACGGCATACGCAGTAAAATAAAGTATTTTATGAACAAAAGAAAAACTGATTAGACAAGCATTGAATTTGTAAGAAAAAACCTTTAATATTGTAGTATAAACTACAATTTGGAGGTTTTATAATGAAAAATGTCGATTTAGCAGTAAAGGAATTAAAAAAGGAATTTAAATTAAAAGGTGTTCCTGGTCTTCGTGAAATTAAAAACATAATATCAAAAATGGGATACACTCTTTTAACTTATGAAAGTAGCGAAGATTTACTAAAAGAACTAAAACTCACAGAGCAAGCGAAACATTATCCATCGGTAAGTTGCACAAAAGGTAAGAAAAGTTACACATTTTATCGTGGCGCTGTTCATAGTGATGACCTACCTTTTATTCTTTGCCACGAAATAGGACATATCTATATGAACCATATAAATCAAACAAACGGTTATTTTGATACATCAGACCACAAAGAGGAAGAAGCAAATGTTTTTGCAACACGGCTCCTATATCCGCAAAAACAAGAAAAAAGCAAGGTATCTAAAATTCTTACCCTTGCAACTCTGTTACTACCACTATTTGCATTTTTAGTTGTAGGCACCGGTTTTATAGATGGTTTTCAGCTTCCTGTAAAAACATCTACGACGTCAGAACCTGCTATAGTTGTTCCAGAACAAACATCTGAAAACAGCGAGTTTATTGACAAATTAATTATCCAGGTTGAAAATGCGACCGCTTCGCCTAAAACAGCAGTTCCAACACAATCAGCACAAGCATCTGGAGAACAAACTGCATTGCAACACACAAATGTTGTTGTAACCCGCACCGGCACAAAATACCATAAACCAGACTGTAGCTATGTAAAACATAAAACAAACACAAAAAGATACACTTTAGCAGAGGCAGAATCAAACTATTACGCCCCTTGTTCAAGGTGCTTTTAGAATTAAAAAATATATTAAGAAAAGAGGTGTATTATTATTAAACTGTTAGCTTATGTTGTTGCTTATTTTATCTCCTATACATTTGGCTCTTTTGCTTTCCCGCAGATAGTTGGAAGTATAAGAATGATAATAAAAGGATTTAAGTCACCCTTTATTTTTACGCTTATTTTATGGCTTGCTATATGTGTAGGTGTAACATTGCTCGTGTACCTATACTTGTTTGAGTATTTCCCACTTTATTTAGTTGGACTAGTGATTCCTTTTATACTCACTCTTCGAACAGATAGAATTGAGTAGTCAACTACCAATAAAACTTATTTTATAGTAAAAAACAACCGCCCTGCCGGCAAGCAGAACGGATGTTAATAAATAAGGTGCATTTATGATATACACCCAAAAACCAATTAAAGTATATCATATTGCACTCTGATTTGTCAAGTGTAAATGCGGTAAGTATATCTTCCCGCTTATGCTTGCATACAATTAAGTAAAGGAGAATGCAATATGACAGAATACAATATAATGTATTTAAGAAAAAGCCGAGAAGACGAAAAAGATCCAACCTTCACCTTGGATAAGCATCGAAGAACACTTTTAGAATATGCACAAAAAGAAGGTCTTGGCATATCAAAAATATATGAAGAGGTAGTATCAGGTGATACTATTGCCGCCCGTCCCCGTATGCAGGAACTGTTAAAAGATATAGAAAACGGAACAGTAACCGGCATAATCTGTATGGATCTTGACCGTCTCGGTCGTGGCGATATGAAAGATCAGGGAACAATGTTTGAAATAATCAAACTAAACCGTGTCATTATTTACACCCCAGACCGAACCATTGACCTCAATAAACCTTGCGACCAGGACTATGCAGAATTCAAGGCCTTTTTCGCCCGCATGGAATATAATACTATAAAACGAAGACTTCGTAACGGCACTAACCGCTCCGCAAAAGACGGTTGGCACGTGGGCTGTATTCCATTTGGATATGAACGTATTTATATGTATCACGGCAAACCAAGTCATAATAAAAACGGCAAGCCCACCCTGAAGGAAGATGAACTCACCGCTCCCTATGTCAGAATGATGTTTGATATGTATGTCAATCAATTAAAAGGCACTCCCACAATAGCCGAAACTTTAAATGCAATGGGAATAAAAACCTCAAGAGGCAATGACTTCAGAAGAAATTCCGTAACAAAAATTTTAAAAAACCCCATTTATATAGGTAAAATATATTTCAACCGTGAAGAGTGCATCAGGAAAAGTAAAACTGGTTCAAAATCTCTTACAAGGTTAAAACCTGAAAGTGAATGGATAATCGCAGATGGTAACCATCCTGCGATCATCGATGAAGAAACATTTTACAAAGCGCAGGAAATGCTCAAAGGCAGAACACATCCACCCTTTAATACGGGTGAACTAAAAAACCCCCTGGCAGGACTTGTAATCTGTTCAAAATGCGGAGCACCGCTTCAGCGTCGGCCATACTACCAAAGAGGAATGGAACCTCATATGCTCTGCGTAACAAAAGGATGTCAGATGGCAGTTCTTCAGACACGACTTGAAGAATCAATTCAAAACAATATGCGTGAGTACATAAGCACCGCAGATGAAAAGTTTCAGGCAATCATAGGAACACCAAAAGCAAATACTGCTTCCTCTCAGATTTCCTCACTGGAAAAAGAATTGTCAAAACTAAACTCTCAAAAAGCAAAACTATATGACCTTCTGGAACAGGAAGTATACACAATAGACCTGTTCACCAAAAGGCATCAGGAAATTTCAGAAAAAATCACCCTGCTCACCGAACAAATCTCCCAAATCAAAACAACTCACATTTCAACCGAGCAGCAAATAACAATTTTAGAAAACAGACTTTCAAATATGAAAACCCTGCTCGCGGAATACGATACCCTTACCGCCCAGCAGAAAAACAATTCACTAAAACAAATTTACAGTAAAATATACTACACCCGCCAAAAAGGCCCCCACTCCTCACCATTCACCCTCGAATGTGAATACCTTTAACCATTCTTCTATCCCGCCTACTCTTGTGACAAAGAATGTCTTGAAGATATACGAGTTTACCTTACTGTGGGCGACCAGGAAATTGTTGACCGTGCTGTGAGCATTAAAGCAACTACTGCCGAACTTATCTGGGTAAC